ATCCACAATATACATTAACAATTCAGCCATTTGATGATTTTGATAATATAAAAGAGGACGTGCCTATTATTTTAACTGGCGTAGTACTAAATGATGAATATGAAGGTAGTATGGAATCACGGCGTACTATCATTTACACGATGGATTTTGACATGCATGTTATTTTTCATGGACCAGTATCAACTAGTGGTATTATTCGTACTGCTATTACAGATGTATTGAATCAGGGAGCAGGGCTAAATGATTCAGATATTCCTTTAGAGAGAATAACAGTAACACCTAACCCGGCTAATGCTAGTCCGGATAGTGATTTCGGATTTAACACAGATATATTAGGAATTGACAGTGCGTTATGATGGATTCAAACACAGCAGCAAATGACTTTGAGTATGCTAGGCAGGTATATCACGATCTGTTAGCAAAAGGATCAGAGTCTATGGAAGAAATGATGGAAGTTGCAAGGGCGACTGAACATCCTCGTGCCTTTGAAGTTTTGTCTAATATGATGAAAAACATAGCAGACATTAACGGCAATCTTATGGATATGCATAAGAAGAAAAAAGACTTTGATCAAAAAGAACAGAAAGCTTTACCTCAAGGTCAGACTACTAATAATGTTTTTGTTGGATCTACCGCAGATTTACAACGTATGCTACAAGATGAAATGATTGATGTTACTCCAAAAGAATGACACATATTTAGGAAACCCTAATGTAAAACGAGACGGTATAGTTACTCAATGGACAAATGATGAAGTCCGAGAGTATGCTCGTTGCATGAAAGATCCTTCTTACTTTGCTACAACTTATTGTAAGATTATATCTCTTGACGAGGGTTTAGTTCCTTTTGAATTATATCCTTATCAAGAAAAAATGTTTGAAGCGTTTGATGCAAATCGTTTTAATATAGTATTAGCATGTCGTCAGTCTGGTAAATCTATATCTTCAGTAGCATACCTATTATGGTACGCTTTATTTCATACAGAAAAAACTATTGCTGTTATGGCAAACAAAGGTGCTACGGCTCGTGAAATGCTTGGTCGTATTACACTTATGCTAGAAAATTTACCTTTTTTCTTACAGCCCGGTTGTAAGGCTTTGAATAAGGGGTCGATTGAGTTTTCAAATAATTCACGGATTGTTGCGGCTGCAACGTCAGGTTCCTCGATTCGAGGTATGTCTGTGTCGTTATTGTATTTAGACGAGTTTGCATTTGTGGAAAATGCTGCTGAGTTTTATACATCTACATATCCGGTTATTTCATCTGGTACAAATACTAAAATTATTATTACATCTACTGCAAACGGTATTGGTAATGTATTTCATAAAATATGGGAAGGAGCTGCTCAAGGAATAAATGAGTTTAAACCTTTTCGTGTTGACTGGTGGGATGTACCTGGACGTGACGAGAACTGGAAAAACCAGACAATAGCGAATACGTCTCAGCTACAATTTGACCAAGAGTTTGGAAATACATTTTTTGGTACCGGTGATACGTTAATTAACGCCGAAACTCTTTTAAAGCTTCGAGCGAAAAATCCTCTACGTTATCTTGAAGGCGGAGACCTTAAGATCTACGAAGAAACACAAAAAGAACACGAGTACGTCATGTTAGTCGACGTATCGAAAGGAAGAGGACAGGATTACTCTACTTTTAATGTGATCGATATTAGCTCTAGGCCTTTTAAACAGGTTGCTGTTTATCGCAATAACCTTATCTCTCCATTACTCTTCCCTAATATTATATATAAGTGGGCAAATTCCTATAACAAAGCATATGTAGTAATTGAGTCAAATGATCAAGGTTCTCTTGTGACAAATGGTCTTTATCACGATCTAGAATATGAGAACATGCATGTTGAGTCTGCTATTAAAGCAAATGCGCTTGGTATAGAAATGACACGTAAAGTAAAAAGACTTGGTTGTTCATCGTTTAAAGATATATTAGAAAATAATAAATTAGAAGTATGCGATGATGATACTATTTTAGAAATATCTACATTTGTAGCAAAAGGCGTATCATACGAAGCATCTCCAGGAAATCACGATGATCTAGTAATGAATTTTGTATTATTAGGTTATTTTATGTCAACTCAATACTTTAATGATATGACCGATATTAATTTAAAAGAAATAATGTTTAAACAAAAAATGAAAGAAATAGAAGATGATCTCCCTCCATTTGGATATATTGATGATGGATTACCTGCTCACCCAACAGAAGAAGAAATAGAAGGAAGGCAGTGGGCTATTGAATATGCCCCAGATATTTAAATATTATAAATAACAGTAATTGAACAACTTCGTATTATGGACCCGCATATAATTTAAATTTTCGAGAGGAAAAAAATCATGGCATTTTCAGAATCTCCGGCAATTACGGTAAGAGAGGTCGACGCATCTGGTGTGGTGCCAGCAGTTTCTTCTTCTACTGGCGCTCTTGTCGGTAATTTCAGATGGGGCCCTGTGGACCAAGCAACTCTTATTTCTAATGAAGCCGAGTTAGCTGAAACATTTGGGACGCCTACATCTGCAAATGCTGTTGACTATCATTCAGCAGCGTACTTTCTTAAGTACACAAATGCTCTTCAAGTGGTTCGAGTATTAGGCGATAGCGATGGCTATAACGCTTATAATCACAATGAAGCAGTAAACGGATTAAATGTTAGAGTCAAAGACGGTGATGCATGGGATAACTCCCTATCAGCATTTGATTCTGATGGACATACTTTTATAGCTAAATGGCCAGGCGAACTTGGCAATAGTTTAACAGTATCATTATGTCCAAATCAAACACAAGATTCAGCTTATAATAACTGGACGCATAAAGATAATTTTGATGCACCTCCAGGCACTTCAGCATATGCTGAAGGACTTAACGCAACTAACGACGAACTTCACGTTGCTGTCGTTGATGCTGGCGGTAAGTTTACCGGAACAAAAGGAACTGTTCTAGAAACATTTCCATTTGTATCACTAGCGTCAGACGCTAAAACAGCAGACGGATCTACAAACTTTGTAAGAGACGTTGTTAATAGAAAATCAGAATATATCTGGATGGCCGGATTTGATTCTGATTATACAGTTGCAAATGCTGGAACAGATGTAACTACTGGAAAAGATTATCAAATTTCTAATCCATTAATAGTTGCTAAAGACTACGCCTTAGATTCAGGTGATGAATCTGCAAATATGGACGTAGGAGATTACATTGCAGGCTTTGATAAATTTGAAGACAAAGATCAAATTCAAGTAGATCTTATGATTGCACCTCAAATGAATTCAAGAGCAGACACAACAACAATCGTTAATGACATGGTAAGTATTGCTCAAGGTCAGCGTAAAGATTGTGTGGTTGTTGCTTCACCTGCAAGAAGCGATATCGTAGGGCTTACGGCAACAGCTGCTAATACAAATGCAGTAACAACAGCCGCAACATTTACTTCATCGTCATACTTAGTAGTTGATAATAACTATCTAAAAGTCTATGATAAATATAACGACGAGTTTATTTTTATTCCAGCAAACTCTTCAACCGCAGGTATCATGGCCGCAACCGATGTAACGGCTGCAACATGGTTCTCACCGGCTGGTCCACGACGTGGTCAGTATCTTGGTGTGACAGGTATTTCATACTCTCCTAACAAAGCACAGAGAGATGTACTATATCGTAACGGCGTAAATCCGATTGCGAATATTCCTGGCCAAGGGTTGTTACTGTTTGGTGATAAAACAAAACTCGCTAGACCGTCTGCATTCGATCGTATTAACGTACGACGTTTGTTCTTAACTATCGAAAGAGCAATTGCAATCGCAGCTCGAAACGTAATGTTCGAATTCAATGATGAATTTACAAGAGCAGAATTCGTTGGAGTTGTAGAGCCATTCTTAAGAGACATTAAAGGTCGCCGTGGTATAACAGACTTCCGTGTTATTTGTGACGAAACAAACAATACGGGTGCAGTTATAGATAGAAATGAATTTGTCGCTACGGTCCTTGTCAAACCTGCACGTTCCATCAACTTTGTTACTCTTAACTTTGTTGCCGTACGTACCGGTGTTGATTTCGCAGAAATCGCAGGGGTGTAAGGAGGTAAAAAATGGCTATTTTAGGTGTAGACGATTTTAAAGCAAAACTGGCTGGTGGCGGTGCTCGCCCCAACCTATTTAAGGTAACATTAGGATTTCCAGCGTATGCTGAAGGTGATGTTGAATTAACGTCATTTATGTGTAGAACAGGGCAACTTCCTGCTTCAACCGTACCAGCAATGCCTGTTGCATTCCGTGGTCGCCAGTTACAAATGGCAGGCGATCGTGTTTTTGAACCATGGACAACTACTATCATTAATGATACAAACTTCACGATTCGAAACTCAATGGAACGTTGGATGAATGGTATTAACGCCCATTCACTTAATACTGGTTTAGTGAATCCGACAGATTATCAAGCAGACTTAACAGTTGATCAGCTAGATAAAGACGAGTCGATTCTTAAAACGTATAAATTTGTGGCTGCCTTCCCGACAGCAATTTCTCCAATCGATCTTGCATATGATGCTAATGATCAGATTGAAGAATTCACAGTAGAATTTACGTATCAGTACTGGACATCCAATACTACCACATAATAAAATTAGAAAGAGGGGCAGCAATGCCCCTCTGTATTCTATTAGGATAAACTATGGCCGACAATAATGCATTAAAAATATTTGGCTTCGAAATTCGAAGAGCAAATAAAAAAGAAGAAGACAAGAAGTTGCAATCTATCGTACCTCGTCAAGACGACGATGGTGCTGGATATGTTACTGCTTCTGGTTCTCATTATGGTCAGTATATTAATATTGATGGAGATGATTCTAAAGATAATCATCAAATGATAATGAAATACCGTGGAGTATCAACACATCCTGAGGTTGATGCTGCTATAGAAGATATTATTAATGAATCTATTTCTGCTTCAGAAGATGAGGCTCCGGTCTCAATTGTTCTTGATAAAGTTGAAGTATCAGATCAGATTAAAAAAGGAATTACAGAAGAGTTCGATAACGTATTATCGATGTTGGACTTTACAAATAATGGCCACGACATGTTTAAACGTTGGTATATTGATGGCCGTTTATATCATCACCTTGTTGTAAATGAATCTAATATTAAAGCAGGTATTCAAGAGATACGACCTATTGACTCTGCAAAGATTCGTAAAGTAAAACAAGTAAAGAAAAAGAAAGATCCAGTCACTGGAGCTAATATAGTTGAATCAGTAGATGAATACTACATTTATCAAGAAAAGCCTGGACAACAGACATCAGGTGTAAAACTATCTCACGATTCAGTAAGTTATGTAACATCTGGACTTTTATCAGCCGATAGAAAGAAAGTTGTATCACATTTACATAAAGCTCTGAAGCCAATTAACCAGCTTCGAATGATGGAAGACTCACTGGTTATCTACAGGCTTGCACGGGCGCCTGAGAGACGAATATTCTATATTGACGTAGGTAACTTACCACGAGGTAAGTCTGAACAATATATGAAAGATATTATGGCTCGTTATCGAAATAAACTTGTATATGACGCAGACACAGGACAAATAAGAGATGATCGCAAACATATGTCTATGCTCGAGGATTTTTGGTTACCGAGAAGAGAAGGTGGCCGAGGAACTGAAATATCCACACTTCCAGGTGGAGAAAATCTCGGACAGATTGACGACATCATCTACTTCCAAAAGCGTCTCTATCGATCATTAAATGTTCCTATCAATAGATTAGAACAAGAAGCACAGTTTAGCCTAGGTCGATCTACTGAGATAAGTAGAGATGAATTAAAATTTCAGAAGTTCATTGACAGGCTTCGTAAACGTTTCTCAATGTTGTTCTTAGAGATTCTAAAGAAACAACTTGTAATGAAAGGTTTAATTACTGAAGAAGATTGGAATGAATGGAAAAATGATTTAGTTGTCGATTATACAAGAGATAATCATTTTACAGAATTAAAAGATGCTGAACTACTAAGAGAAAGACTACAAACTCTTGATCAAGTAAGTCAATATGTAGGTGATTACTTCTCAAAAGAATGGGTTATGAAAAACGTATTGCAGTTTAACGATGAAGATATTAAACAAGTCTCACAGCAATCTGATGAAGAACAACCAACTGATAATGAAACTGACCAACAAAATATTCCTGATGAAGAATAGTTTTGTTATAAATAATAGGAAATGGAGATATTATGGAAAACATTGAACAATTGATACAACAAGCTGCAGATAAAGATTATGCTGCGGCTAATACTACATTTGTAGATATTATGAATCAAAAGCTTGCTGATACTTTAGAACAAGAAAAAATTAGAGTAGCTGGCGAAATATATAACGGTATAGAACCAGAAGATGAAGAACAGTTAGAACTAGATTTAGATGATGAGGAAGAAGAAGTAGCAACTGACGAAACCGAAGCTACGGATGAAACCGAGTCTGAAGAGGATGAAGACGATGTTGACGACGAGCCTGATACAGACGAATCCGATGAAGACACTGAAGAATCTTAGAGAAGCTGTAACAAAAGAACGAACGGTTTATAAAAGAAAATATATGGGTTTCAGACTAGAAATCATACAGAAGCATGATAAGTTTGAAGCATATGTAGACGGTGAGAAATTAGACACTTATGATACGAAACGGCATGCACAAAAAATGATCATGCAGTTTGTAAAGGAAGTAGATTAATGAAGCTTATTGCTGAATACACAGAACAAGATATTCAATGCTTGGTAGAAGCCAAGGAAGACGGTAGTAAAAATTATACTATCGAAGGCGTATTCGCACAAGCTGAACAAAAGAATAGAAATGGTCGTATTTATCCAAAGATGATTATGGAAAAGGCTGTGAATAAATACGCCAAAGAACAAGTTGAAACTAAACGGGCTGTCGGTGAGTTAAATCATCCCGAAGGTCCTACTGTCAACTTGGATAAAGTTTCCCATCTCATAACCGAACTCAAAGTTGAGGACAAAAATGTGATGGGTAAGGCAACTATATTGGGCACTCCAATGGGTGAAGTCGTTAAAGGCTTGCTTGAAGGTGGTGTTCAACTAGGTGTCTCAACTCGTGGTATGGGTAGCCTTGAGAGACGTGGCGATGCCATGTATGTCAAAGATGACTTTATGCTTAATACGATTGACATCGTACAAGATCCATCAGCTCCAGGAGCTTTTGTTAATGGAATTATGGAAGGCGTTGACTGGGTCTGGAATAACGGCATCATTGAAGCTCAAGAAATTGAAAAAATGGAGACTGAAATTAAGAAGGCTCCACGCGCTGATCTCTATGAGACTCAGACTCGTGAGTTTAAGAATTTCCTCTCGTTACTGAAAACAAATACATATTAGGAGGTCAAACATGACTGATCAAGTAGAAGACCAGGAAGTTGAGCTCGAGGACGAGATCGAAATCGAAGAAGCTCACGATCCTAAAAATGCAGAAGCGCAATCCGTTGCTTCTGTAAAGGGTGCTGAAGGAAAAGGGAAGACTGCCAAAGAGCCAGGTGGCAAAGGCACTGCCCAAGAACCTATGCAAAAGTTGCCAGGAACCAAAGCTGGTATGATTAATGCAATGTACATGAAGGCAAGCAAAATGAAAAAAGAAGAGCTTGCAGGTATGTACCGTAAAATTATGGGCGAAACTGTGGCGGAAGAAGTAGAAGCCGATGATCAACCAATCGTTGAGTATCAAGCTGACTTCTCACAAGATCTAGACGCATTAATCGAGTCTGAAGCTACTCTTTCAGAAGAGTTTAAAGCT